AATGAACTAATTGAGCAGTATGTAGAGATAGTAGTTGATAGTTTAGACCATAAAGATTTAATTCAAATAGTATCAGATAGTATAACAGATTATGTGGATTCGTTATCAGATAGTGAGTTAAAAGAGGAAATTGATAATAGAGATGATGAACTATATGATGAGTTAGTTGATAACATTACCAGTACAGATCCAGTCGTATATAACACAAATGGAGGACAATCGTAATGGCAAACTATCAACAATGGTCAGAAAGTTACTTCGTAAATGATATAAACACTGATAGAATCGTTGCTAATTTAACACCTGAACAACATGCAATTAACAACAAATGGTTTACATCTATGTTGTCAAAGTTAAAGGATGATGGTATACTTTATGTACCAGTATTAGGGAGGCAATTTAACAAACAAGGACAAGAAGTTTAGTCGTTAAATGTTAGAGTTTTCCACAGAAAGTATCAATAACTGTGGAAAACTATGCTCATAAGTGTTATTTTTCCACATTAAATGGTTAAATAAATGTATATGAGTGTTTTAAACCTTTTCCACAATGTGTTATAAATAGAGGGTTAATCTGTGGAAAAGGTGTTAAGAATGTGTGGAAAATGTGCTGAGATGTTGTTATCTAAGCGAGCACAGTATAACACGAACTCGCTAAAAGTACAAGACCTCGGTAATATTTTGTAACCCTAATCAGTTTTTTAGTTTGTTAGGGTTTTGTTATAAATACACACACTAATTGACAGTATCTCATATTATATGCTAGACTCCTATTAACACTCATTCCCTCTAATCTCATGACAGTTTCTAACATTTACGGGCAGAAGAGTAAGTATAGAATAACACTGGAATTAGATGTATTAGATGACTTTAATCCACATCAAATTGACTGGAGAAAAGTATTACAATTAGAAGGTGATGAGACAGTAGAAAGTGTTATCGAAAATCTATCAATTCCTGTCAGTTGGTAACAGTGAGGGGGACGCATAAAGTGTCGGTTAAGTATAGACCAATGCAACCAAGTCTTTAAAAGGTTTGTGATACTTAAGTAAACTAATTTCAATCTTATTATGTCAAACAGTACAGCACAGTTTGTATCACCTAACTTTGCAGAATTCCTCTTGGAAAATGCAAACAATGGCAATGAAATCTTAGCAGTGTTAGATGATATCGTGGAGGGAGCAGATACAGCATTATAATTGATAAGAACTGTGAGGGGGAGTTAGTGTTACTTTCCCCTTTACACAGTTGTTGACACATAAGCAGTTAATATGCTATAATTGTTATATCCGTGAATGAGCAGTGTTTTGCGGTTCGTTTATATCGTGCGTGGGCGGCGTTGTTAAAAAACCGAAAGTCCCTAACCTACAAAAGTGGGTACATGCGAGAGTTGTATATAAAAAACAAAAAAAATTTCCCCTATATAAAAAAATTCCTCTTAGGTTTTTTTCGACCATAGGGGTTTTTTGATATTTGCCCCCATTAAGTTATGCCTACTACTTACCACATCTATGCAAAGGATACGGTATTATACTGCAATATAAACGAGAAAGATTTCAAAGAGAAGTGGGAACTACTACAAGTAATGGTAGGGTTACTGAAAACAGATTATACTACCAGAGACTTGTCGTATATCAGATTAGGAGATAATGGGTCAGTTATACAGAAAGAGTTGTGGGAGGAGGATTCTTATTAATGAAAATTGATCATATAAATGAAGAGTTTCCTTATACTATTGTTAGGGAGTTATATACAGAAGAACAAGAGGAGAAACTCTGGAAAGAACTTGATGAGTATCAGAGTAATTTGATGAGGGTCGAAAATGAGCGTAATCGGTGTTGGTGTAAAATATTAGATAGTAAAATACTTAAAAATAAACTAGAAACAATCGTTGATAATACTCTGGTTCCTGATGAAACTAGTTTCTTATCTTATTATGAGGATGGAGATTACTTTAAACCCCATAAAGATAAGTGTAAAATAACAATATTAAACTGGATGTATAAAGAACCTAAGAGATTTACAGGTGGCGAGTTTGTTTTTACAGATTATAATAAGACGATTGAAATAGAATCTAATAAGGCAATCATATTTCCTGGCACAATAGAACATGCAGTTAATACAACACGACTAGATGAGAAGTATAAAGGTATGGGAAGATGGTGTATTACGCATTTTCTTCATTGACATTATACATATATCAGTCTATAATTGATATGTAATTACAACACGCTATGGCAAAAGGATTTACAGTAAAAGCCAATGCACCAAAACCCAAGAAGAAAGAAGATTGGGATATTGATGCGATTAAGGCAAGAATGAAAGGAAAGCAGATTGTCTTCTGTCTTCCAGGTCGTGGAGTGTCATACATCTTTCTGAAGAACTTCGTGCAGTTATGCTTTGATATGGTTCAGAATGGTATGTCAATCCAAATCTCACAGGATTATTCCTCAATGGTTAACTTTGCGAGATGTAAGTGCCTCGGAGCAAATGTCTTAAGGGGTCCAGATCAGATACCTTGGGACGGTAAACTCGCATATGACTACCAACTCTGGATTGACTCAGATATCGTATTTGATACAGCGAAGTTCTGGCAGTTATGTGATATGATGGTACCAGAAGACGCAATGAACGAAGACGGCACCATAGATGAAGAGAAGACTCAGAATATCGTCTCAGGATGGTATGCAACAGAGGACGGAAAGACTACATCAGTAGCTCATTGGTTAGAAGAGGATGATTTCCGCAAGAATGGCGGGGTTATGAATCACGAGACCGTCGAAAGTATCTCGAAAAGAAAGAAACCTTTCACAGTTGACTATGCAGGTTTTGGATGGTTGATGATTAAGAAGGGCGTATTTGAATCAGAGGCAATGAAGTACCCTTGGTTTGCTCCAAAGATGCAAGTCTTTGAATCAGGTGCGGTTCAGGATATGTGTGGAGAGGATGTTAGTTTCTGTTTAGATGCAATCGAAGCAGGATATGAGATCTTATGTGATCCTCGTATTCGTGTAGGGCACGAAAAATCTCGTATTATATAATGAATCCGATTAAGGAATGGGTAGAGCATCATCTACCCAATAAAAATGATGAAGATTTGTGGTATTTGGCAGCAGAGGTCTTGACAGAACTCTCTAAAAGAGATAGAGTAAGTTATCAGATTCGTGCAACAGACGAATCAGTTGAGAATAAACTCCAATCTTTGTAATTAAATGCTACTTCTTTCGTATCTCGGTCTAGCGGCGATTCTCGCAATATGCATTTTCGCTTGGTATATTAAAACTTATAACCCACATTAAACATGGCAAAATCAGTTAACTGGAATTCAGACCAACTTATTGAATCTAAACCGAAAAAAACCCTTCAGGGAAGAGGAAAACATACCACCTATGGGGCGACCTCTCGTAATAAGGCAAAAAAACGCTACCGTGGACAAGGTAAATAAATACAAGGGACTCGAAAGAGTCCTTTTTTTATTGCAATAATCAAAATGAAAGATTTTTTAGACAATCTAGGTAATCATCAGCATCAAAAAATGCTTAGAGAGATTGCAAATGATGATCAAACTCCTAAAAAAAGAGATTTGAAGGTAGAAAATGACCTATATGAACCTGATGGACTCGATTATGAGGTAGATTTAATGGCAAATGGTGCCAATTCTGCTAACCTTCAGGAATTTTAGTAAAAAACCCCTATAAATAAAAGATAATCGGTGTAATATAGTGCCTGTACAAAGGGTAAGTCAAGGTTTCAAAGATATTAGTATGTCATTTGGGTCAAACCCACTGACAGATGACCTTATTGCGTTAAAAAATGAGAATGCAATAGCAAGATCCGTAAGAAATATCGTTATGACTCTTCCAGGAGAGAAACCTTTTGCTCCAAACTTCGGATCTCGTGTATCTGCACTCTTATTTGAGAATATGGATGAGATTACTTCTAGTCTTATCGTAGATGAAATAAGAACTTCTATAGACAATTATGAACCGAGAGTAGAATTACAATCAGTAGATGTCTTTCCAGACTTTGAAGGTAATTCTTATGAGGTCACAATTATATACAATATAATAGGTGTCGATATACCCCCGCAGCAATTACAATTCGCTTTAGAAGCAACTAGGTAAAATGCCATTAGTTAACTTTTCTAACCTTGATTTTGATCAGGTTAAGACCACTCTTAAAGAGTATTTACAAACAAATGCTAATTTTACAGATTATGACTTTGAAGGGTCTAACCTTTCAACTATTCTGGATGTTTTAGCATACAATACTTACATTACTTCGTACAATGCCAACATGGTAACGAATGAAGTATTCATTGATAGTGCAACTTTAAGAGAAAATGTTGTTTCGTTAGCAAGAAATATAGGTTATACACCCCGTTCAAGGACTGCTGCAAGAGCAACGGTAAGTTTTTCGGTAGATTTGACATCAGTTCTACCTACTCCTTCATCTTTGACCCTTAAAAAAGGTCCAATAGCATCAACAACCACATCTTTTGGTAATTCTTCCTTTGTTTTTTCAATTTTAGAAGATATTACAGTCCCAGTTTACAACGGAGTGGCATCTTTTAACAATATTAACATTTATGAGGGTACATTACTGTCAAAAGACTTTACTTTTAATTCTAATGACCCAAATCAGAAGTTTACTTTACCAAATTCTGGTATAGATACCAATTTAATTACAGTAACAGTCAAAAATAATCAAAATTCTACAACTGGAACGAAATACGCATACCAAGATAGTCTTTTTAACCTTACTAAAGACTCAAATGTCTATTTTTTACAAGAAATTAGCGATGAAAGGTATGAAATCTTCTTTGGAGATGGAATTTTTGGAAAATCTCTAACTGGAGGTAATTTTGTTACTGTAGATTACATTGTTTCCAACGGAGATAGTGCAAATGGTATTAGTGGATTCGCATTTTCAGGAAAATTAGTTTATAATCGCAATGGTTTGGATTATTCTGTTACAAGTGGCATTTCTTTACTTACAACAGGTCTTTCTTCAAGCGGTGGAGAGAATATTGAGAGTGTTGAGTCGGTTAAAAAGTTCGCACCACGCATTTATGCCTCTCAAAATCGTGCTTTAACTGCAGATGACTATGAAACACTCATTCCATCACGAATTTATCCCGAAACTGAGTCAATTTCTGTTTTTGGAGGTGAAGATTTAGTTCCTCCTCAGTACGGAAAGGTCTTTATTAGTATAAAACCACGAACAGGTGATTTTTTACCTAATTTGATCAAAGAAAATATTAAAACTAAGCTTAAAAAGTATGCAGTTGCGGGAATTATACCCGAAATTCTTGATTTGAAGTATCTTTACCTTGAAGTTGACTCTAAAATCTATTATAACACCAATTTAGCACCAAATGCTGCTGCTGTTTCGACTTTAGCAATACAAAATTGCACAAAATACGGAGAATCAACTGAATTAAATAGATATGGAGCAAGATTTAAGTATAGTAAGTTCCTTAAGGTAATTGATGATAGTGCAGATGCTATTACTTCCAATATTACTACCATTCAAATGCGTAGGGATTTGAGAGTTTTAGTTAATGCATTTGCAGAGTATCAAATTGGGTTTGGAAATGAATTCCATATTAAGAGTATGGATGGATATAATATTAAATCTACTGCATTTAAGGTAAGTGGGTTTGCAAATGATGTTTACTTATCTGATATACCTAATACTAATAAGGAAACAGGTTCCCTCTTTTTCTTTACTCTTCCCTCTCCAAATTCAACTAGTCCTACAATCATTAAGAGAAATGTTGGAAATGTTAATTATAAAAAGGGAATTGTGACTATTAATCCAGTTAATGTGTTATCTGGAAAGATAAAAGATGGTCAACCTGTTATAGAAATATCTGCTTGTCCTAAATCTAATGATGTTGTCGGATTACAGGACTTATATTTGCAACTAGATATTAGTAACAGTAATTTTGAAACAGTTGTTGATCAAATTTCCTCAGGATTAGATCCAGCAGCATCAAATTATACCGTAACCTCCAGTTACTCCAACGGAACACTAGTAAGATCATAAGATGGCCGTAAAAAGAGTTCAGTTTAATAATATAGTTCAAAACCAGCTTCCTGAATATGTCAGGGATGAATTTCCGCTGGTTTCTGAATTTTTAAAGACATATTATCAAGCAAATGAATATCAGGGTGCTCCTTCTGATTTAATTCAAAATATTGATCAATATTCTAAAATAGATGAACTTACTAATGTAGTTGATAAGGTTTCTTTGAATTCAGACATCACTGCGATTGATGAAACTATATCTGTAGATATGGGAGATTATCCGCAAGGAACTGATGGATTCCCAGATTCTTATGGTCTTATAAAAATTGATAATGAGATTATAACTTATACTGGAAAAACAGATACTTCTTTTACTGGTTGTGTAAGGGGTTTTTGTGGAATATCTTCATATAAAGCAGAGACTAATCCAGATGTACTAGTATTCAATTCAACCACCTCTGAGGAGCATACAAAGGGGTCTGAGATAACGAATCTAAGTACTCTATTCCTCAAGCAATTCCTATTAAAAACCAAATATCAGTTATTACCTGGACTTGAAGATAGATCTTTGCATTCTGACTTAAATCAGAATGTTTTCATTAAACAAGCAAAAGATTTTTACTTAAGTAAAGGTACAGACCAATCTTTTGAAATTTTATTTAAAGCATTATATAATGAAGATGTAAAAATCATCAGACCAAAGGAATTTCTTTTTACACCATCTAATGCACAGTATCAAGTAACTAATGACCTAGTTGTTGAAGCAATAGAAGGTGATCCAACAGATTTAGAACTAGCAACATTATTTCAGGATGAATATGGTACTGATATTGGAAAAGCATATGCTCCAATTACTAGTGTAGAGAAAGTTTTTACAGGAACTGCTACTACTGCATATAAATTCAGTGTTGATGGTGGATATAATAGAGATGTTAGAGTGGATGGTGCAATGTATGGTGCATTCTCCATTCATCCTAAAACTAAAGTAATAGGACAGGTAAGTGCAGGTACTACAACTCTAGATGTTGATTCAACTATTGATTTTGCTCATTCTGGAGAATTGTCTGTAGTTTATAATGATGCTACTACAGGTATTGTTTCTTATACTTCAAAATCAACAACTCAATTCTTTGGATGTTCTAATATAACAGGAATTATTCCAGATGCTGCAAATATTGGAATCAATACTTATGCATATGGAACATCTGTTAATGATTCTACCCAAACTGTTAAAGTAAGAGTTAATAAAGTTTTAAAGAACCTTATATATCCTGATAAGACTGAAGGATATGCTAAAGGAAATGTTGCCAAGATTAAAACATTAGGTACAAATGAGAATACCTTTAAAGGTAAAAATTGGTTTTATAATATATCTCCAATTTATAATGTCACTAAAGTAACATTAGTTGATAATGTCGATTTATCATATGAAGTAACGACTGAGAATGATACCATATTTAAGATTGGGGATACTGCTATTCTTAAAGGGCATGATGGGATTGATAGAGAAACTACTATTACTTCTTTAAATGCAGCAAATGCTTTTATTATTAAGGGTCAAGGAAATATATCTACTTCTCAAAATTATACTATTCAGCGTCTTTTAAACAAAGGAAGATCAAATACTTTTAATGACCTTGAAAGATATTCTACTGATGTACAAAATGTTTATAAGAAAGATGATGATTTAATAGTAACATCTCCATCTATTCCATCTTACAATGATCAACCATTAAATGTTTCTACTAGGTCTGTAGTATTTTCTGGTACATTTAGAGGTGATACTTTTAAAATTTCAAATAGTGAGCATGGATTATATACAGGTGATGCAATTTATTATATTCCTCAGAAAGTGGAGTATAATTATTATGATTCAAACTATCAGTCAAACACTGGTGTAAAGGTTAATTCTTCATTGTTTACTACAGATTTGGAATTTGTAGTAACAGGTAATAATAGTGGATCAGATGTATCTAATAGAATTCCTCCTAATGAAGGTTTATATTTTGTTAAAAGAATAGATTCTACTACTATTAAACTTGCCCGTAGTCGAGCAAATCTTAATAATTCATCCTTTATATTTTTAAACAATACTGCTGTTGTAACTGATTGTATAATTGAACCTTATACTTTAAGAAATAGTACTTTACAACCTCAGAAATTAGTAAGAAAGATAGCACCTCCTATTAATAGCGGAGTTGTTCATAAAACAGAACCAGGAACTACTGGTGTATTGATAAATGGTGTTGAAATATTAAATTACAAATCTACAGATCAAATAACATATGGAAAAATTAAATCTATTGATGTTGTTGATGGTGGAACTGACTATGACATTATAAATCCTCCTCTATTAACAATAACTGACCAAGTTGGAACAGGAGCAACAGGATATATTGCTGTTTCTGGTTCTTTGACAAAAGTTGAGATTGAAGATCCTGGATTTGATTATACTGCACCTCCGATTGTTAATATTACTGGTGGTAATGGAAATGGGGCAACTGCTTCTGTAAATATGAAGCAAATAGAGCATAAGGTTTCATTTAATGCTGGTGTTCCTTTTGCAGGTGCTGCTACTACATCTTCAGTCAATCTTGTTGATAATACTATTGGATTTGGGAATGTTTATCATAAATTTAGAAATGCAGAAGAAGTAATTTATAATACCGATGGTCAAACTGCAATTGGTGGACTTACTAAAGCATCAACATATTTTGTAAATGTAAAGGATGCTTATACTATAGGTATTCATTCTACATATCAAGCTGCTATTGATGGAGATGCTCCTATTTCTCTTACCTCTTATGGTGAAGGAAAGCAGTTGTTTAGATCTGTTTATAAGAAATCTATTGTTGATTCTATAAATGTTACTAATAGTGGAAGTAATTATGAGGTTAAGACAAGAACAGTTCAACCTGTTGGAGTTAGTACTGTTTTAGATAGTATTAAAATTGAAAATCATGATTATAATTCTGGTGATGTTATTAAATATACAACCGATGGAACTATAATAGAGGGTTTAGTTCATGGATCTGAGTATTATGTAACATCAGTTGATAAAGATAATTTCAAATTATCTCTAACAAAAGACTTATATGATACAAAACAGTATGTTGATATTGGATCACAAGGTGAAGGTACACAAACATTTAATTATCCTGAGATTAGTGTTACTTTAAGTGGTAGTGTTGGAATAGATCCTGTAGGAGCAGAAACATTCAAAGCTAAAATACAACCCGTTTTCAGAGGAGAAATCAAATCTGTACATTTATCTAATAATGGTGTTGGATATGGTTCATCGGAGATTGTTAATTTTGAAAGAGAACCATTTATTAGTTTAACTGCAGGGAGAAATGCTCAATTACAACCCGTTATTAGTAATGGAAAAATTATTGATGTTATTGTTTTAAATAGCGGAAGTGGTTATATTTCTATTCCCGATTTAGATATTAATGGTAATGGTATAGGTGCAGTTCTTACCCCAATAATTCAAAATAATAAATTAACTGATGTTAAGATAATATCAGGTGGTGTTGGATATTCTCAAGCATCTACTACAATCAGTGTTTTTTCAACTGGTAAAGGTGTTAAATTAAAATCAAATATTGAAAGTTGGAGAATAAATCTTTTCCATAAAGATCCTAATTTTACAAAAGATGATGGATTTATTACTGATGGTAATATAGGATTACAGTATACACATTTATATGCACCAAGAAAATTAAGAGAAGTAATTTATTCTGTAGATCAGTCTGGTAGAATATTATATGCTAGACCTGATTTAAGAAGAGTAAACAATAGCGAAATCCCATCAGAGTTTCATTCTCCTATAATTGGATGGGCATATGATGGTAATCCAATATATGGACCATATGGATATCTTACAAATCAGGGTGGAACTATTGCCCAGATGA